TGACGTACTGGAACGTGAAACGGTCCTCCCAAGCCCCGGAGAACTCCTCCTCAGTGCAGGGAAAACGTTCACAGACCGGCCAGACATTCACATCCCATGCGCCAGACTCGACGGCTTCAATGAGAATGTCGTCTTTGGTGAAGGGAGTGCCGTTGAAGATGACTTTGCGGCGGGTCGGATCAAGAGCGTGGTTCACTCCCTTATAGACAGTGTCCTTGATGGCCTCCATCTGGACCCTGGACTTGGAGTCGTCGTCACTCACAAGGTCATCGAGCACGGCAAGAGGAGGCCGCTTCCCGAAAATCTTCGTTCCGCGGAGGCCTGTCTTGGCGCCGAACATCTTTACGCCGAGTCGATTGCCCTCTTTGGCTCGAAACTCGAGGTAGTTGTCCGTGAAGTGGGCTTCAGGGATCCAGTATTGCAGGAAAGGGCTGGATTCGTAGCGAAACTCGATGTTCTTTCGAGCGCTCTTGACGCCGTTCTCCATCGAGTCGGAGACGTAGATCATCCCCTCGATCTTCCCGAAGTTCGGCAGGTAACCATAGAAAGCCAGGAAGAGAACGAAATACTCCATGAACAGCGTCGTTTTCGCTGCTCCACGGAAACAGAGGTTCGCCACATAGGGGCTGGGCTCGACGAGCTTGTCGAGCATCTTCAAATGAACAGGGGGAGTCTTGTGGCTTTCGCCTTCGGCGCCGTTCACGAGCTTGATGAAATTCATGAAGGTGAGGGCGAACTCAGACGGCACATAGTCCGACGAATTCAGAGCCTGATAATTGACGCCATCGAGCCAAATATCGAGTTCTTGCTTGAGGAGTTCCATTATTTTGGAACCAGTGAGGGACTAGGATTCGGGGTGACATCGATCAGCTTCTGACTGGCGATCTCCCGAGGAGAAGTTCCCCCTTCGATGGCTGCCCGCTGATTTCGGGCCAGATCGGTGAGGAGCTGCCGCATCTCGGACATTCCCGAACTCTCAGCGACCGTGAAATTGATGGTGTTCGCCATCTCTTTTGGCTTCGCCAAATGGGTGAGCACCGAATTCGCAGCAGCCGTTCGAGCCACAGCCGGGAGGGTGTCGTCCTCCATGATCTCGACCTGGGTGTTGATCGCCTTCTGGTAGACGTCCTGGTTCAGGATCCAGATCGGAACGAGGCTCTGCTCCATGACAAGGTTCACGAGCTTGCCCCGGTGGAACGCTGAGACGTAAGCCGCAATGTCTTTGCCCGAAGTGCCCTTGGCCAAGAGATTGGCGTGGCGCTGGGGGAAAGTCCGGAAATAGGCATCCTGGTTCGAGTAGCCCATGTGCTTGAAGCTCACGTAGGCGACCGCGTGCAGGTAGTCTTCCGTCTTAAATTTCCCCTCTTGGAGCACCCTCGAATACGAGATGAAATTCTCGCGGATGCTCTCAGCCACCAAGGGATCTGCCGACAGGTTGTTCACCTGGTCCGTGAAAGCCTGGGTAGCGGCACTCCTCAAATTAGTGGGGAGCGCTTTTTCGATCATCTCGCGCGTGAGCATCAAGCACAGTCCGGTTCGTTGGGGGTCGTCGGCTCGACCGGCTTCAGTTCGGGGTTGTGGCGAAACTCCCCAGAATGCCCGATCGCCTTCGACCAGGTGCTCATCGAGAGCACTTCAGTCTTGCCTCCCAGATGCACGCGGATGAAGTTTCCGCAGGTGGACTTCTCGATTCGAAAGAGGGGGCCGGTGGTCTGCATCAGAGCACCACCAGCCAGTCGTCGGCCAGAATGTCCGTCTGCGACGCGAGCCAGAGAACGAGATTGTGGTCCGCCGTCTTCATGAAGATGTAGGGGAGCGTCATCTTCGAGTGAGCATCGGGAACCTGGAGTTCCAGCCACATGCCCTTTCCATTCCAGCCGGTGCGAGCGACTCGGCTGCCGAGCTTCAGGTAGGAGATCGCTTCGCCGAAACCGAGAGTCAGAGCCAGTTCGCCCTGCGTTTCCTTCACATGCTTGTTCATTCGCCACCCACCATTTGCTGAAAGATGTGAGAAAGCCGGCTCATGGCTCGGCCATAGAATTCGTCGATCGAGTAGTTGTTGGCGATGTCCGTCGTCTGGACGCCTTCCAACTTGATGTGCGTGCGACTGTCGCCTTTGAACGAGCAGCCACGACCCTCAGCATAAAGTCTGACCAGCTGGCACTTGCTTGCACCGACCGATCGCAGGATAGGCTGGGCCTCCGAGGCGAAACCAGAGTCCGAGATGATAAAAGCCCGACCTGAGGTGTTCTGCATCCGATCAAGAAGGAGTCGACCGAAGACCTCATCCCCATGAGTCGGCTTCATGTACCGCTCACTTACCTCGATGTAGGCTTCCCTCGGACTCAACCCGAGGAAGACATCGCAGGGAGTCTCTTTGACTGTCTCGAACGCATGGTGAGGAAGGTCCGGTCGTCCATAAAGAGCATGAGTGCGCTCTTTGAGTATCTCGCTGAACTTGACTTGTCGGAAACCCGGAAATTTCCGGACGACATATTCAGCGAGCGTGTCTTTCCCACTGCTGGGAGGACCATTAACAAAGACGACCGGACGCATCATCGCACTTAGCTCCGCATGTAGGCGTTGGAATGCGGGTCAACAACCAGGGGAGAAGCAGCCGCTGCCGCCTTCGCCTGTCCAACCTGGTACGGCATCCACTCGCAGTAGATCTCGCCCGGATTGGGCTTGTCTTCATCCTGCAAGAGCTTCACCGAAGTCTGATTCGAGGCGACGCCGTTCGCATCGAAGAAGGCGAGGTTCACCATCGTGTCGCTATGCACGTAGGCGATGATCGCAGCCATGGGCGCTCCGCCCGTGGGTGCAATGAGAGTGTTCTTCGGGTCCGGGTAGTACCAGACGATTCGGCCGACCGAGGGCTTGATCAAGAGATCTTCTCCGCAATCCCCGAAGCAGCATCCGTGACGGCGCCGGAAACAGCAGCGCCCGTGGCGACGACATCCGCCTGAAGAGTGTTCTGGGCCACTTTGCTGCGGCTCATGAACGCTGCCCGCAGCCGGGTCTCAGCAGTCAAGAGCTCGTCTTTGAGTCCGGCGACGATCGTGTTGTGGAAGAACGCGCCGACTGCGATCACGCAGAACAGCAGGATCACCAACATATAGAGTGCGAATTCCATCACGCTTCCCCTTCATTGAGCTCGTTCTTCAACACGAAGCCGAGCAGCGGCCAGATCTTGTTGACCGCATCAGTCTTGGCGAGACGATCGCCAATATCCTTCTGGTAGTTCGCGGGATCGGCGCAGGCGCTCTGGCCAGTCACCGTGAAACCGTTCTGAAGGACGAGCACACAGAAAGTGAGCAGCTCCAGATTCTTGGCCTTGCCCTGCATCCGGGCAGTGGTCTTTTGCGTGGCTCGAACGCCATCCGCAGCCGTGAAGAAATAACAGAAGAGGATGCTGTCCTCGACGTCCTTCAGAGTAACCCTCTTAGCAACTGCCCGCTCTTCTAACTCATCCTCAGTAATATCCATGTAAAGCATTCCCCGTTGCTTTGATATTTACCCTTTAGGGCATCTATAGCAACCGGTCAAAGAGATTTGAGACTTGACGTGAAGCCCGATTTATCCAAATATAACTTTGCGTGGCGCCTAGAGCGTGGCGAAGTACATGGCGACCCTAGCGGATAGTGGGGACATAACTTCCGCAGGCAGCGGTCTCGACCTCCTGCCAGGTAACACTCTGCCAAGGGTGTTCTTGGTTCAGAGCCTGAGCTGCCCATCTAGAAGAGACGAGGGGCCTGGCCGCTTCTCGTCTCTTTTCATTTGCACTCATTGCTAACTTATGTTGTAAGTCTGTTTCGTTGGGCACTGACACGGCGAACCTCGGCCAGGGGACAAGCCAAAGCAGCGTTGCAGCAGAGGCTGATGGACTAGCTCCGTCCCCCCAGCATGGTGGAAAGCCATGCGGTGCCTTCCTCACTTCGAAGCTTTTGAACCAGGAAGACCACCATGCGGGGCATTCTCCGCGTCATTCCCTCGGCTACCTCCCGACGCTCCCAACGACTGATGCTCTTACGCAAGGCGCCTTCGCCTTTCATGATCGAAGCATCCGTGGGTGGAGCCCCCCAACTCATCGAGACCTTCGACAGCATCCTCGAACAAGGAGAGATCCTCCCCTGTCGAGCCTATCGCTGCGCGGAACCAGGAAGGGAAAACCAACCCAACGTCTTTGCGAACCTGCTCTGGCTCCAAGCTCTCATTCGTGCCGATGGCTTCAACCGAGTCTACGACCAGCCTCAGAACCTCTCAGGCTCGGTGGCTCTCTTATTTGGAGACTCCCTCTTTATGGAGGCTCTCTCAGAGGCTCTCCCCCTTGCTTTTGCTCTCTCGTAGGTTCAGATGATTTCAGCACCCGAGCGTTTCCAGCTTCTACTCTTAAATTTAGAGAGAGAGGTAATGGGAGAGTGTGTCTGAAATGACCCCTAAAGGGCTCATATTCAGAGAAACCAAGGGGCTCCGCAGGCCCAATCAAATATCTTCCTCAAACATAGCTGCTAATAGGAGAGCCTCTCTGCAATATATGCAGGAGGGCATTGCTGATATTTCGTGGAGATAGATGAAGGCAGTGTGTTGGTTGTACACTTCCACCATCCGGACTACCCCCCCGGAGTGTCACTCAAGAGACACTGAGGGATCTCTCCGCTTCGCGGAGTGTGGAATCAAGACATGGTGTCTTTGGTTCCTACCCTGATGGAGTGTAACTCAATGGCAACTGCTCGCCTCACGTTCGGAACTGTGCTCGACACTGTCAGCACTGCTGCTACCACGGTGACTGGTGCGCTCAACGCAGTCAGCACTTCGATCGGCATGGCCAATGCCTTCGTGGAGCAAGCTGCCCTCAACCAGCAGTCTCGCATCATTGCGGACAATGAAACCTTCATTGATCGCCTCATCGAAGAGAAGGCAATGGAACAGACGGCCATTGACCTGGAGGTGGAGACGTTCATCGCCAAGTCCGAGCGTCATCGGTTCCACTACGAGCAGGCTCATGATCGGTACAGCAAGATCCTGCGCAAGCCGGACTCGGCTGCTGCCAGACTCAAGGCTGCTTGAGGCCAAGACAACAGTGGCTCACTCACCTCGCAAGGGTGGGTGAGTCCATTCATCTCGAGCGATAGGTCATGATCACGGAGTGATCATGGTCTTCGACTCAAGCGATAGGTCACTCTGTGTCTGCTCACCTGAGTGTGAGTGACTATCATGATTGCATTAGGTGTGAGTGAATGGGGATGGCTAGAGACTGAGCCTTGCATCTGTCTCGCTATCCCAGTTGACTATCATGATTCAACTCATGTCCACTCACCGAATGACTATCACGATTCATCGTGATCCTATATCCATCCGATAACCCAACATAACTTGAGGTAAGCCATGCTTGACTCACTAGCTGGGCTGCTCAGGCTTAAGCTCTGGCTTCACTGGCTGCTCATCTACATCATCGTGAACATCGTCGAGTTCATCGTGATGAAAGTATTCTGGAAATCCCTGTTTCCGGACAAGTCCGACTCTAAACATGAGTCTAATTCACAGATTTAACTTGGGAGTGACGCCAATGCGTCCATACATCTGCGGCGTCAGCTACCTGATGATCATCGTCTCACTCATCACCATCACCCTGTGCATCTGTGATGATGGAGGCAAGTCTATGGCCAAGTGCATGGAAACCAACAGCATTTCACGTTGTCACGACCTACTCATGGAGTAATCCCAATGGGCCAATACATCGATCACTTGGTGACCAAATTCAACATAACTGAAGTGGAGCATAAGCCCACTTTGGTCGAACTCTTCATCGACTGGATCACAGGCGAGCGAGAGATCCGAGCTAAGCATGAAGCTGATCGGGTGCTCAACGAGCGTATGACCAAGATCAAGCGCTATGTGCGCTTAGACTAGCGTAAGCCGTTTCTTGGATTAAGCGGAGCATGAGTCAACGCTTGTGCTTCGTTTTGTGGCTCACGCCTTCGGCGTGTGTGGGGAATGTTCCCCGGTTTGCTCATAAGGAGCTTAGTGCAATGGCAATCACCGTTTCGAAGACCTTCGGCGAGAAGTTCGCTGGAGTGAAGACGCCTTCCCAGCAGACCGACGATCGGCCCAAGGCTGAGTTCTGGATGAACATCGGCTACGTGGTCGACTACGAGACCGACGAGGGCACCGAACAGCGCTTCGTGTCGCTGCCAACGGGTATCCCGTTGGACACGCAGGAGAAACTCACCACGACCTCGAGGAACGTCAACTTCGCTGCGTTCCAGGGCGCTCGGAATGATCTGCTCGATCAGGTCATGGAAGCCTGCAAGGGCTTGGCGCCGGGCGAAGACAAGATCATCGGCGAAGCCGGTGGGCTCCAGATCCAGATCCGGCGTGCGAATGGCGAAGTGACGCCTGTCGCTCCCAGCGAAAATCCGTTCCGTCGCAAGCTCGCGCTCGTCGACTGACACAACACAGGGGGGATCCTTCGGGATCTCTCCTGTTCTTTTTTGTCTCCGATAGGTTAAAGGGCATCCCTCAACTATCTAAAAGCTAAGTTGAACTTTTCAGCTATCTTAGCGGAGATGCACCTAAAGCCTGTCGAGTCGCCATGAACCAAGGAACTAACCATGACTTGGGCGTGTACCGAGCTGGGGTGAGCCCAGCTTAAACGCAGAGAAGCGACAAAAAGCGATCTTGAGAACAGCGTCAGACCGCCTGCTAACGCACAGGCACATGAACCCAGAGGAAAGAATGTGACTTGGCGTTCCGCCGTGCCGGGGTGAGCCCGGCTAAGTGAACACTGTATGATCGCAGCACCTTCGAGAGATCTAAGTATCTCTCCAGGTCTGGAAGTCTGCGGACAGTGTACGCTCCTGATCACCATCACAGAACCTTTAGCTAGGTAATCAAGTCCACATCAGCATTAGCCCAGGTCGAAGAGCATCCTATCCACGGCAGACACGCATAGCGTAGCCATGAACGGAGTCCGGACACTGGCAAGGGCGCTTAAAAGCACCACAGATGATGGCAAAGCTGCTGAGCAACAGGGTAAACTGCTCAACTCTCATTCAATATATCCCAAAGGAGCTTTAGCATGGGACTCGGCAAATGAGCACCACCTATCAAATTCACGAGTATATCCCTTACGAGGGGGTGGCAATTACTTACGTTGAGACTATTGACGAACTCAAAGTGCATCTCAAAAGGCATTTCGCACAGGCGTGTAACTTCAACGATATTGACGTTTATGAGATCGTCCGTGAGGTCGACATTCCTGAACTCATGAAGGAGGAGCCTGGAACATGAGCACTCTCAGTAAGACAGAGCCCAACTTCTGGGACAAATACGAGGCCATGAGTGGCCCAGTAAAGATCCTGGATGAGCATGGCGCTTATCCCTCGAACCTCGATGCAGCGATCATCGAGCAGGACAAATACTTCAATCCTCAACCCGAGATCGACAGTCTCTGGGTTGCCCAGGATGGTCGACGTGTCCGGATCATGAAGATCATCGAAGGCAACGGCAAAGGCCAAGGCTGGAGAGCTAAGGTCTTCGTATTGCCTCCTCGAAAGCAGCGCCAGAAACGCTACACGTATGCCGGCGTCAGCTCTTTCAGGTCCGGATTCTACAAGTTAGAATCGTTATGAAATGCAAGCTCTGTGGAACTGAGATCCATCTCGTTCCCTCGGCCTCCGAGAGAGCTGCTCGATATGGCGGCTCTCCCCAAGATTACACCAAGCTCTTCACCGCACACAGCTTCTGCGTTGTGGCTGAGAGATCCCGACAAACCCTCGAATTCATTGAAAAAAGGAACAACCAAGATGCCGAAAAGCGTGTTCGTATTCGGAAGCAATGAAGCGGGAGTTCATGGAGCTGGCGCAGCTGCTGAAGCCTACAAGAAGCATGGAGCCCGATGGGGCTTCAGCTATGGGCACATGGGCGAAAGCTTCGCCATTCCCACCAAGGACGAGAACCTCGAAACGCTCCCAATCAAGCGGGTGCATCAGTACGTGCAGGGCTTCATCGCCTTCGCTCATGGTCACCGCAAACTCACCTTCAGGGTGACGCAGATCGGCTGTGGCCTGGCCGGCTTCAAAGCCACCGAGATCGCTCCGATGTTCATGGAGGCGCCCAAGAACTGCGAGTTCGACAGCATGTGGGCTCAGATCCTCGGCGACGGTCGGGTCTACTGGGGGAGCGTCTGATGGCTTGGAAGCCTGAAGTCGAGGTGGACGGCAAGTTCTCTCGCAATGCGCTGGTCTTCGAGACCAAGCAGGAAGCCGAGGACAATGCCAAAGCTCTCATGTGGCGTTGGACCACAGTCACTGACTCTCGTGCTGTCGAGGTCAATGAGCGAGTGAACTACAAGTGGGTCAATGGTGCTCTTGAGAGAGTGCTATGATCAAGCGCTACTGCTTCACCAGACCAGCCAAGAACGCAGCTTGGTCCTCTCGAACCGCCAAGATCGGCTCGATCAAAGGCACTCTAGCCCAGGCTATTCAGAAAGCTCTGATATTCATCACCCAGCATGGGGAAGTCACCATCGTTGATTACGATGACAATGTCATCGTTGCGATAGTAAGTCCCACTCTTCGTGTGAATTACCCCAAGACGGATTACTACACCCAAGTGAGTGTGCTCCCTTCCTTGGTTCAAGAGGTGATCAAGTCATGATCATCTCGATGTTCGCCATTCGACATATGCCTACGGGGAACTATCTCCTCATGGGCTATTGCCAGTCTGGACGTGGCAGCACGGCTTATGAGCCAGGAAAGCCAGAAGCCAACGATCTCCCTCGAGTCTTTCGGACAGCTAAAGATGCTCAGGGAGCTCTGCGCTGCTGGGTACGAGGTCGCTATCAGTCCGATGAAGGCGCCTGGAATGGGCAAATCCGTCCCGTTCCCAGTCGTGACATCAACGACATGCAAGTCGTCCCGATCACCTTGGAGCTCCCATGAGACTTCCGACCACTGAAGAAGAAGCAGCTGCCAAGCTGCTTCGTGAGGCCGGCTGGATCGTCATAGGTCCAACAGGCGTCAAGCATGGGTGCTTCTGCGATCTCTTCTCGATGAAGCCAGGCACTGAACCTGATGGGTGCGTCATAGATACGAACACTCGTTCAGATTGTGTTTATGCAAAGGATCGTCTTCACAAAGAGTCCTGCGAGTATTGGAAGCCTTATACCGAGGAGACCCTCGCGAAATATTGGAAGGACATCCAATCGTGAAAATTCTCATCTTCGGCGCCACCTGGTGCTCCAGCTGCAAGGCGCTCTGGAGAGCCATCGAAGCTGACGGCGATAGCCCTCACTTCTTCGAGTACCTCGACCTGGAGCAGAACTCAGAAGCTGCTCAGAAATATGGGGTGCGATCCCTACCCACTGTCGTCGAACCCGAGAAGGGCATCGTCGGCACTGGGATCACCACACTCCCTGCTCTGAAGCGCTGGATCTCCGACATCACTCCCTGAACCAAGGAAAGAACATGGCCTCCGCAGAACCTGACAAACTCACATTCTTGCACGAAGACAATGGGTTCTGTCGTGTCATGTTCTATCGGACCTTCGAAGGTAACCGATTCTATTACTGCTGGATGGAAGAGGCCAAAGGCACCTTCGAATTCTATCGATGCTCCAGCGACGGCGAACCTTCCCACAAGGTCACCGGCTGGGCCGGAGTGCCGGCCAAGGACCAGACTCCCAAAAATCCTGGCCAGACTCAGACTGGCCGAGACCTGAACGCTTTCCTCAAACTTTAGAGAGAGAAACCATGGACACCGAGATGCAGTGCGAAGAGTTGGAGGTTGCTCCGACTGACACGCAGAAGACGCTGGTGGCTCATCAGATCGAGCTTGAGCGCCTCTATTCCAAGAACCAGACGATCCCTCGCATCAAG